GCGTCACCCATGGCGGGACGGTTTTGTAGGTCGATGAGGTAGCTCGATGCGCCCGCCACGGTGGCCGGAGTCAGCCCGGCCTCGCCATCCTCGAGCACATGCGCAACGGGCAGGCCGGGGTACTGTGGGCCGTTGGTTACGTCAAACCGCACGATCTGCTGCGCGTCGCGCGGACGGCCGCGGTACTCGGGTTGGACCGAGAGAGGCCGAAGCGCCGTTCGCGACGGCCAGCCAAGGGCGTACACCATGTAGAATTCGTTGATGTAGACGCCCTGCACGGTCCGCGTGAGGGCTCCCGTATCCGTCCAGGTCTGCGAGCCGTCCGTGATGAGCGCCACGATCTTCTGGGCCTTGAACTCGGGTGCCAAGAGGCCTCGACAGACGAGGTAGCCGTAAGTCCCGCTGGGGGCGGTGGTCCAGGTGAGCACCGCGTCATCGCCGCTCTTATCGATCCGCAGGTCCGTCACCGGCCGCGGCGGACGCTTCAGCGCCGGCAGCCCAGCGGCAGTGGGCGGACAGAGCGCCAGGAGAGCGAGGAGCAGGAGCGCGCGCCGCATGTTAGTAGCTCACCAGGATGCGCATGTTGGCGCTGGCTGTTTCAGCGCGAAGGTGCATCTTGGACCAGGGCGTGGGCAACGCGGGCAATGCCTCATTTGGCTCCACGAACATGTCCGTGGCGGTGTTGATGGGCACGTCGCTGAAGTTGACGTAGCAGCGGCCCGTCCCGTCGTTCACGATGATGGTTTGAATGGCCTTGTATCCCCCAGGAACGCTCAGCGTCGTGTCGGCGGTGGTCAGCACCGTCGGACGGAAGCACGCCGTCGAGAGCGGGAACTGCCGCCAAGACGCTGCGACGGCGGTTACGGCCAGGACGGCGAGGGCGATCAGGAGAAGCCACGTGAGCTTGCGCATGTTATGCCTCCTTGGCGATGACGGTGAAAGTCTGCTGGGGATGGTCGTTCTCATGCGGCCCCCCTTACGATGCAGGTTACGTCCATTTGCGCGTGGTAATAATCCAACTCGGAGACCTGCCGGGGCGCGCCCACGGAGGTGACGGCCAGCAGGGGAGCCGACAGGCCGGAGGCGTGGGTCGCGCCGCGCAGGCGTGCGATGGCCGCCCCCAGAGCGCCCAGGGCCTCGGCCCAGCTCGTGGATGACCAAGCATGGACGCTGATCTCCACCTGGTCCATGGCGGCGTTGAGCGTCCCCGGCCCGCCGGACAGCTCGAGGGCGATGGCGGGGACGACGCCGGCCACGTCGGCCCGGCTGATCTGCACGCGGGGGCCCACGGCCGCGGCGACGGCCGGATCGCCGAGGAGCCAGCTCCTCAGCGCGGAGAGCACGTCACCGGGCCCCACGGCTGGCCTCCCTGACGCCTGCCTTGACCCCCGCCACGAGCTCGCGCCGCCAGATGGCCCGGCCGGCCTCGGCGGCGGGGCCCATGAAGGGCTGGGGCCGCGTTCCGCGCAGATATATCGCCCACCGGACGGCACGCTCGACGGCTTCGATGACCCGCGCCTCGTCCCCCTTCACTGCGGGGGGCCGGAGGGTCCGCTGGACCCAGAGCCGGAGCGCGCCGGGTGGGGGCATGTAGCGCTGATGGCCGACGGCGGGGCCGGTTCCCTCCTCGACATACCGGCCGTATGGGCTGTCGCACTCCAGCCGGGCCCGGATGAGGGAACCCTCCTGGATGGCCCTCCCGTGGATGCGGGCCGCGAGCTGGCCTAGGGATTTGGGCGCGGCCTGGACGGCTTTGGCCTCCATGCGCAGCGCCACGGTGTCGGCGGCGGCGAAGACCTTCGCCGTCACGGCCGACCGGATGCGGGCCATGAGGACAGCCACGGCCGCCATCTCACGGGCCCTCCTGCAGCAGGAGCCGCGTCACGCCCTCGTCTCCCCATAGATCGTTTCGCCGGGCCACGGTGACCCGCCGGTAGGTGGTGCCCCCGGCTTCGAGGACCGCCGCGGCCGGCAGGTCCGTGATTGCCTCGGAGGTCAGGAAGACCGTCTCCACGCCGCCCACCAAGCCTAGATCGGTCCAAAACTGCTTGGAGCGCCGGACCAAGAGGCCCTTCAGGGGCCGGGTTGTCTCGGCGTACACCGGCTCGCCCAAGCCGTTCGCCCCCGTCTGAACGCGGGTCCGAAGGATGGCCGAATCCGTGAAGAGGTCGCTGGTCATCATCGGGCGGCCCTCCGCTTACGGTAGGGGTCCAGCATCCGGGCCACGTCCCGGTCCATCTCGATGGGGTCGAGGCTGACCGAAACGCCCTCGACGCTCTGAGAGCGGAGGCCCTCGGCCGCTTTCTCGCGAATGGCTCCGTGCCGCACCAGGCGGGAGGCCAGCCGGACGGAGGCCCGCTGGACGGCAACGGGCGGAGTGCCGAAGCCCCAGTCGCACTGGATCTGCACCACCGAGCCGGCGGGGAAGAAAATGCCGCGCAGGACGCCATAGGAGAGCACCTCGAGGCCGGCCAGCTCACTGGCCGAGAGGGGAAGGCCGTCTACAGTGACGGACTTGACCGCCAGAATGGGCGAGACCGGCAGCAAGAGGGAATCAAGGCCCTTGCCCTCCGCGACCACGGTGGCGTCCTCATGGAGGCCGAAGTCACGAGAGCAGTAGGCGTCGATGAGGTCGCCGGCCTCGTCGAGGTAGAGCGCCAGGGTGCCGTCCGCAGGAGGTTCGGCCACACCACGGCGGGCCAGATCGCTTTTTAGCTCCTCGATGGTCCCGTAAGCCATCACTGACTCCTCATCGAGAGCCCGGCAAACGCGATTAACGCCCGATTAAAATCCGCGTTCTGGCCCGGCCCTTCGCCCCTATAGCCAAAAGGCCCCCAGAGCGCTCCTAGGGGCCTTTCCGCGCGCTTAGGGCCTAATCGGCCCCGGAGGCCCCGCCCTCCGTGGGTTTCGGTGGGACGAGGTACGCCCACCGCCCCGAGTCCACCGCCGCCTGGGCCTCGCCGGCGGGGAGTTCGATGGTATCGCCCCGCTGGAGGAGCCTGCCGCGGGTGAGCGGGCTGAGTTCCCCCAGCGCCACCAGGATCAGGGTCACCCGGTCTTGGCTCTCTTTCTTGGGCGCTTTGGCCATTTCAGCCTCCCGAAGGGTGCCGGGGGGCCGAAGCCCCCCGGCGGTCAAAAGAGAGGGGGTCAGGGTGTACGGGTTCCCAGGATGACGTAGTCGAGCACCTCGGCATGGCCCACCCGGGCAGTGACCGTGATTTCCAGGATCCGCTTCCGGGGCTGCCGCTGCTTCTCGACGCTCCAGTTCCGCCGGAAGCCGATGAAGCAGAAGTTGTTCTTGGCCAGCAGGGCCTTCTGCGGCGGCAGATGGTCGCACTCGTAGACCGGCACGCCGTGGTACCTCAGGCCGCCCTCCTGGTCCAGGGTCAGAGCGGCGTCGCCGAGGGTGGTGTTGCGCTGGTCGTAGAGGTCCCAGAGGTCGGCGAAGTCCCCGGGGGCGAGCCAGATGGCGAGCTGGCTCTTCGCAGCCTTGATGTTCGCGGAGGCCGTGCCGTAGAGGCCGTTCAGGAACTCCTTGATCGTCTGGCTGGTGCCTGGGTTGTACTTGGTGCCCCCGACGGTGACCGCCTTGATGATGCCGTCGAAGGTCTGGAGGAAGGTCGTCCCAGAGCCGGTGTCGCCATTGATCAGCAGGTCCTGAAGGTCCCGCGCGATGGCAGCCATGACCAGGTCACCGGTCACCTGGTCGAGGTAGGCGTTGGCGGCCTCTTCGCCCAGCTCGCCGGGCATCCGGCCGATGGCGTCTTCGAAGTCCTGGTAGTCCAGGTCCACTGGGTAGATCACCTCCGTGGTGCTGATGGAGGCCTCGCCCGTCGTGAAGTTCGCCACCGAGGCGGGCGCCGTGCCTTTGGTGGCCTTCTGGAGCTGGCGGCTTGCCAGGCCCAGGGTGGGGATCTTGATGGGATCGCCGTTCCTGATGAGGAAGCCCCCGGCGGCCCGGATGCTGTTGAGGAGCGGAGTGCCCTCGGCGCCGGTCGTCTTCAGAAATTCCTGGAAAGCCTCGGCGGTCACCTGCCCGCCTGTGGCGAGGTTGAGGCTGGAGCGCTGAAAGTAGGCGTCCAGGATGCGCTCCACGCGCGTCTGCAGCTCGTCCATGGTGTCCTCCCTGGCGCTCATGCGAAGAAGGCGCCGTTGTACCGAGACCGGAAGGGCGCCGAGCCCTGGACGGTCTCCTGGCTCTTCCGGGCGGCCAGGGCCTGGTTGAGGTTCGCCTTAAGGGCCTGGTTTTCGTCCTCCAGGGCCTTGAGCCGCTTCTCAATGTCACTGGGGGCCGGAGGCGCGGCGGGCGCTTCGGCCTCCGCAACCCCGATCAGCGCCTCCAGCGCCTCGGCCGCGGCTCGCACTTGGACCGGGCTCTCGGCCGTGATGTCGGCCTTGAGGGCCTCGGCGACAGCGTTCAGCCGCTCCAGAGCCGCCGGCGCCATGCGGATCTTGGCGGACGGGGCGGGCGCCTGGATGGGGGGCGCCTGGATAGGGGGCTCCCCCGACTCTTTGCCGCCGGGCAGGAGCCGCCGGAAAAAGGCCAGCACGCCTTTCTCCACCGCGGTGCTCAGTTCGTCTTGGTTCATGCTGTCCTCCTTTGCCCGGCGTTTGAACTCGGGCGGGGTCTCGTCGAAGAGCCGGTATAGGGTCGCCAGCTTCTTGTATACGCCCTCCCGCTGGTCTTCAGGGATGCTGACGCCTTTGCGGGCGCCGTTTAGGGCGGCCATGGCGGCGGTGACGCCATAGTAGTAGAGCGTCAGTTTGTCGTCGTCTTCCTTGGCCAGCTTGGCCACCGGCAGCTTATAGGCGCCCTTGGCGTCGGGGTAGCCGTCGCCATCGTCGTCGGAGGCGCTTTTGTCGTACCACGCGCAGGCCTGCGCGAGCAGCTTCTGGCCGCCCTTGGCGAGGATCCTGTCCGCATCGGTTTTCCAGTCCCAGGTCCAGCCGGCGTCTTTTGGGGCCAGCTTGTAAGTGGATTCGGCGCGGAACAGCGTGAAGGTGCAGTCGGGGTTGGAAGGGCGGTCCACGAGGCTGATTTCGATGAGACGGTACTTGCTGAAGAGGAAGACCTCCTGGCCGTCGCGCATCTCCCACCGGCCGTCCATCGGGTCGAAGCCGATGGAAAACCCGCGGTAAACGCCGGAGACCACCTTTTGCCACTCGCCGGGGTCCACGACGCGGGCCCCGATGTGGAGAGCCGTGTCGTCGATCTCCAGGACGGGGACGGTGCCCGCCGCGATGTGCTCGTGCATGGCGCGAAGCGTCCGCCATTGCTCATATTCGGCCAGCGCTTCCCGCGTGGCGTCCAGGGCGAAGACCGTGCCGTAGGAATCCACCGACTCGCTGGTGGCCGGGCCGTACACCATATGCTGCGAGTCGTCGCGGTAAAACGGGAAATACCGCGTGCTGGGCGTGAGCAGTTTACGGGCATCGGCCATGACTTACACGCCTCCTAGATGAGGCTTGCATCCAGGCCGGGCCACATGCCAGCACATACGGCACAGACGGCAAGGGCCGATTGCCGGGCCTAGTCCGCCTCCGGGACCTCGGCCACCCAGAGACAGTCACAGTTGGGATGCAGCGGCATGCTGAGCCCGGCCGCTTCGGCAAGGGTGTACACCCCAGCCATGTCGCCGCAGGCGCACCCGCCTGCGTAGGTCGGCCCCAGAACCCAACGGACCTTCTCCACGCGGCCTTTGTAGCCCTGTAGCCGCCCGGCATTGGCGGCCCTCGCCAGTTCGGTCCGGGCGATGCGCTCCGCCTCGTAGGTGCTGAGCGAGGAGAGCGATTGAAGCCTGGCAATGGTCTGGGTCAGGTTTTCGCCTAGCCGCATGGATTCCACCAGCGCCGCCTTGACCGAGCCGCGGATCTTGGCCGTGGTCGCCTCGCAGAGGATAACGGCTTGCTGCTGCAGGGATTGGACGAGGCCAGGGTCCACAGAGGCGAAGGCGATCTCCTCGCCGAGGTCCTCTCCGGCATCGGCCACTCCGGCCTGGATGGCCTCCCCTACGGCGTGAGTCAGTAGATCTTCAAAATGGCTTTGGAAGCCCGCGAAAAGCGTTTCCAGGGCCGCAGGGTCGACCGCGGTCTTGCCCTGACTCTCGCGCAGAGCTTGTTGGATGGACTGTGCGAGCTCCTCCCACAGCCGGTCCAGATCCGCCGTGAGAGCGTCCACCACGTCCTGCGGAGGGCCGCCCTGCGCCCGCCCCTGGCCCGGCTGGAGGATCCCCAAAAAGGCCAGGGCCTGCTCGGCATGCCGGTGCAGGTCCTCCAGCTCACTCTTTGCAAGGCGCGGGACTGGCCGATGGGGCCACACGCTGGGCCTCCTCAATGGCCCTCCGGAGGGAGAGCAGGGTGTCCACGAGCCGGCCCGGAGTCGGCGGGAGGTTGCCGCCGGCCAGGTCCTCCAGCCGGATCGGACCCTGGGCCGTAAAGGCGATGCGCACGTCGCCGGCCGGACCGATACCGGGCTCGCCGAGCCGGCCGAGGGCCTGGTTGATGGTATGCACCGCGTCCCGCAAGAGGATGTCCTCGGCCTGGCATACCTGGAGGTAGTCCTCCAGGCTCTGCTGCCGGAAGCCAAAGCGGTAGGCGGCGGAGCCGGTGATTTCTTGGCCCACCACCGAGAGCCTCTTTAGGAGCCGACGGAGAAGCGGCTGGAGCACGCCGAACTTGAACGTCTGATCTTCCTGGTAGGCGGTTGCGTAGTTGCTGGCAGAGAGCGAGACCTTGGTGGGCGGGACCTTGAGGACGCCCAGAATGCGCTCGCGCATGAGCTTTTCGGCCTCGATATGGGCCATGTCGGCCTGCTCCTCGCTGAGTTTCTTCAGGTCGGATCCTTCGCCCACGCCGTCGAGGATGCCCACAAGGTTCGCGGTCTCTCCCCTCTCCAACTCGGAGAACCACTCCTGCAAGCGCTGATAGGACTCCTCGTCGAGCTGGTCTCGAATGACGAGGAGCCAGGGCGGGATGCGGCCCTTGCGGAGGAGCTGGACGTTGTAGGCATCCTGGCTGGCCATGCGGTCGAGCGTGGCGGCCAGCGGTGCCGCGCTCGGCGTTCCCAGGTACTGGGCGCATGGATCATACTTGCGGATCACCATGATGTCCGGAAGGCCGCTCTCTCCGCCTCCCGGCTGGTAGGGCTCGAATGTCGCCACGACCTTGTTGCTGAAGTCCACCTGATCCCAGAGCCCGTCTTGCTCGCGCCGCCGGAGGGTGGCGGCGGGCACGTGATACCAGGCGACGGGGACTTTTTTGGCGTCTCGGCCGACCTCGAAGGCGCAGTAGCCTTGCAGCCGGAGATCCAAAGCGAGAGCGGCCAGCCGCTCCTCGGCGGTGGTGTAGGCCCTGTCGTCTCGGTCGAGAAACTCCTTGAGCGCCTGGATCAGCTGCGGATCCCCTTTCTGGCCAGGATCCGGGGTCTCGAAGACGGGGAAGACCTCGGCGGCACCTACGCCTTCGGAGATGGCCTCCAATGCCGCGCTGAACCAGGGGTCCACATGCATGAGGAGGGCATACTGCCGGGGGTTGCCCACGGTGGGCGTGTACTTCCCCCCTGTCGGAGGGTAGGTCTTCCCGTCGTCGGTCCCCGTCCGGGGATTGACTACCCGGCCGCCTCCCTTGAGCAGGCGAAAGCGGCATTTCGGGCTGGAGTGCTCGTCGGCCATGGCAGCCTCCTAATCAAGGCGGAATCTGGGTCTTAATCGCGACGGAGGATGGGCCGGAACCGGGGCCCCGGCCGCCCGCGCCGCTCCTCCAGCGCCCCGGCCAAGGCGTCGGGGCCGTCATCCTTCGCGGGTCCCAAGGGCTCCCACTCGTAGAGTTGCTCCAGAAGGAGCGGCGTATCGCCCTCCTCGCGGCAGAAGAGCAGGTCTCCGGAGTCGTGGAGGGCTACCTGCCGCTCGATCCGGACGGCCTTGTTTTCGCGCGTCGTGCTCAGCTTGATGGGCAGCGAGAAGCCCCGCATCTTTGCGGCGGCGTCGAAGTCCCGCTTGAGGAGGCGCTGGAAGCCATTCGCCTCCAGCACGAAGAGCTTGGGGTGATACTGCTCCCAAATACGGTAACATGCGGCGATCATGGCATCCACGCTGGCGTGACGGATCCAGACGGCGCACACGTATTCGCGATGGTCCCCGGGAAGACGGCCAACGCCCACGATGGCCTTGTAGTCGCCCTTGCGGCTCTCCACCACACTCGGGTCAATCCGGACGATGATATCCCGCAGATCCCGGACCCGCGAGAGCGGGTAGAACTGCGTCTTCTCCGGCTGGTACATGTGGGTGTCGTCAATGGGCGCGCAGAGGAACTCCCGCGAGTACCGTACCCAGCCCAGCACCCGCCGGAGATGAGCCAGGGTCTCAGCGGGGTAGCGCTCCGGCCAGGTCGGCTTCCCCTTAGCCGTCTCGGCGGGAAAGATGAGCCGCTTCCAATCGGCGTGCTCGGGGTTGAAGAGCAGGGTGCCGATGACGCCTGACCGGGAGAGGACGTTCCCGCAGAGGATGAGCCGCCAGCCCCGCGCCTCCATGCGCGGCAGGACCACGGCCAGGAGCCACGTGAGCGCCTTCTGAACGCGCCGCGGGCTGGCGATCAGCTCCTCGTCCTCGATGTCGTCCAACAGGACGAGCGTGGGCCGGTGCTGCCGCCACCGGAGCCCCCGGAAGGGCTGCCCCACGCCGCGGGCCTTGACACGGATGCCGGTCCGAGTTGCAAAGTCCCGGTCTTCCCAGCGCCAATAGCCCTTCAGCACGCCGAAGTCTTGCCGGACCCGCTCGTTTTCGTCCAGCTCCATCTTTACCAGGGCGGTGAATTGGGCCGCAAGGTCTTCGGTGAGACTGCCCACCACCACAAACGGAGCCGTCCGGAACAAGACGGCATGGAGCGCGCCAAGAACGGTGATGAGAGAGGTCTTCCCGGCGCCGGCCATGGCCCCGATGACCACCGGCTGCTCCTGGATCTGCGCCGCCTCGACCATCTTCGGGTGGAAGGGCGCCCACTTATCGTAAAAGTAGTGGGGAAGGTAAGTCTTCCCGAAGTATAGCCAGTCCTTCTTGGCCCGCTGCATACGGGCCTGCCGGGCTTTCGCGGAGCGATCCTCGAAGGCCGTCGCCTGTTCCCTGCATAGCTGGAGGGTTTCGGAGAGATGGGCCTCGAATTCCCGCTGGGAGAGGCGCGCCATTAGCTCTCCCGCTTGAGGAGGATCTCGCGCTGGGCCTGAAGGTAGGC